CCTGTCGCTTGAAAGCAATGGCGCTGTTACGTTTACGGCTGCTTGATGAGCATCACCGCTGAAGCACCTCGTGGGGGCGTTGTCGAGTATATCGGCGACGCTTCTTACACGTTCCTACTGCGCAATCGCGAGATTGAGCGCTTTGAAGATAAGCACAGAGGCATCTTCGAATTGTGGGAAGGGTTTTTCAGTGGCGGCAAAAAACCGACCAGCGCCGAGGTAAAAGACATTTTGGCGCTGGGTCTGGTCGGTGGCGGCAAGAAAGATCACGAAGCAGACAAGATCGTGAAAGACTGCACGCCAGCGGATTTGCTGAGATTGTTCCAGATCGCGCAGGCGGTTCTGGGTGTTGCATTCATGCCAGACGCGATGGATGAAGCCGCAAAAAAAAAGACAGCCAATCAGGACCAAAACCCGACAGATTAAACGTCAGGGGCATGATTAGCAGCGGAATTATTGCAGGGTTAAAGCCAGAAGAAATCCGTGATATGATACCGAAAGACACTTGGGTCGTGTTCGAGGGTTGGAGCAACGCGCACAATCCGAAAAAGGCTGGCTCAGAGGCGATGACTGCGGACCAATACCGCGAACTTGTGGAGCGAATAAATGGCCGTTAATGCAGAACAGTTAAACATCATCCTTTCGGCCAAGACTGCGGATTTGACCAAGCAATTGAAAAGTGCGGAAAACAAGGTCGCACGTTTTTCCAAGCAATCGAATGCAAGCCTCGGCAAAACCAGTCAAGCGTTTGGCGGTCTAGCTAAATCAGCAGCGGCATTTTTGCCAGCGTTGGGAGCGGCTGCTGTTATTTCAAAAGTTAAATCTGTTGTTGCTGAACTTGACGAGATCGGCAAGACCGCAGATCGCATCGGCATCACGACGGATGCGCTCCAGTTGCTGCGAGTTACTGCTGAAAGCGCTGGCGTTGCGCAGGCATCGCTCGACGCAAGCATTGAAAAGCTGGGCAAGGGTCTTGCCGAAGCCTCAATGGGGATCGGCACTGCAAAAGATGCGTTGAAGGTTTTGGGCCTGAACGCACAAGACTTGATCGCGCTTGGCCTTGATGGCGCGATGGGCAAGATCGCAGACGAAGTAAACAAATTGCCATCGGCAATGGAAAAGACTGCAATTGCCACCCAGCTTTTCGGCAGAAGCGGTGCGCCGATGCTGAACTTGCTGCGCGAAGGCTCTGAAGGCATGGCGCAGATGCAAAAAGACGCTCGCGCATTGGGTGTTGTGATCGACGAAGATTTGATCCGCAGCGCGGAGGATGCTCAAACGCAGCTTGATCTGATGTCTCGCGTCATCAATGCAGAACTGTCGTCAGCACTTATCAGCCTCGCGCCGATCCTAGTCAGCACTGCGACAAGCATTGCGGCGCTTTCCGCTGCCGCTAGGGAATTTTTTACCGTCTTCCCAGAAGGTGGGATGCTTCCAGAACTTTTGGACGCTGAAGGGGTGAGGGCGTTGGCGGATGAAATGGGCGGGCTGTCTGCTGAACTTGTTGCAGTGGAGCAGGCTCGATCAGCTTTGTCGGCAAATGAAGAAATGTTTGGCGTCGATAGTAAGCAGGCGCTTTCTTGGGCGGGTGATTTAACAACCGCAGAGAAAAACCTTGCATCGGCAGTTGCCCAAAGAAAGGCTGAGCAGTCAGCGGGTGAAAATTATGAAACAAATGCAGCGGCATTTGCTGAAACGATCAAGGGTTTGAATAGGGAAGCAGAACTTGTCGGGATGAGCGCGGAAGCAGCCGAGCGAAAACGTATTGCTACAGAACGGCAGACACGCGAACAGGCATTGCTCAATGATCTTATGGCATCTGGCCGTGAAGTTACCGATCAAAACCTTGATGGAATTGCCGCTTTAGGCCAGCTTTACGAAGACGCCGCTTTGTCAGCGAGCAAAATTCTAAGCCCCGTCAAAGCCGTAGGGGCGGCGGCAAGGGCCGTGGTCGAACCAACTCAAACCGCTGCCGAAGCGCTGGAAGAAATGCTTACAAAAATGATTGAAGCATCGCCAGCATTGAAGCAACTTGGCTTCGATGCGGAAACATTGACCACAGTCATGAGCAGCGTTCAATCGAGCATGGAGAGCGCATTTATGGGAATGGTTGATGGCACGATGAGCGCCAAGGATGCGTTCAAGACAATGGCTGCGGACATCATCAAAGAACTTTACCGCGTGCTGGTAGTCCAACGGCTTGTCGGATCGTTCGAAGCGGGCAGCGGGGGCATTCTTGGTGCTGCATTTACCGCGCTCGGCGGCAAGGCATCTGGCGGTTCCGTCATGGCTGGCCAAGCATACACAGTCGGCGAGCATGGCCGTGAGCCATTCATCCCAGCACAAAACGGTCGCATCCTTTCGACAGCGCAAGCAAAGTCTGCTATGTCTGGCGGCGGCGGCAGCGGCGTGACGATCATCCAGAACAACACATTTGGCAACGGCGTAAACCGTGCCGAGATCAACGCAATGCTGCCGAAGATCGTTGAAGCATCGAAGGCTGCGGTTCTCGATGCTCGCCGACGTGGCGGATCATATGCAGGGGCATTCTAATGGCTATAAATTATCCACTCGCGCTGCCTACGGTCACGGGCGTTCGCAGCATCGAACTGCAAGCAACCAATGCGGTGGCAGTCAGCCGCTCGCCGTTTACCTTCGCCAGCCAAGTTCACGCATATTCGGGCCAGATGTGGTCGGCTAGTTTGGCACTGCCGCCGATGAAGCTGACAGAGGCCCGTCAGTGGACAGCGTGGCTGACATCATTGCGCGGGCAATATGGCTCGTTCTTGCTCGGCGACACGTCGTGCAGCCAGATCAGCGGGACGGCAACGTCTGCGACGGTCACTGGCAGCGCTGGCGACAACACGATCAGCGTCACGATGACTGGCACGATACTTGCGGGTGACATGATCCAGATCGGGACCAGCAGCGATGCAACGCTGCATAAGGTTCTTGTTGATAAATCAGGCTCTGGTAACCTTGAAATTTGGCCTGCGTTGCGCACTGACAGGACAGCGGTGGCATTGACGCTAACCAACGCGCGGGGCGTGTTCCGACTTGCGTCAAATGACGTTGCATGGTCTGTTGACGAAGCCAGCATTTATGGGATCAGCTTCAGCGCTGTTGAAAAGATATGAGCCGCACAGTTCCAGCATCAATCCTGACGGCGCTATCGCAGCCAGAGGTTCAGCCGTTCTACGCGGTTGAATTTATGTTCGACAGCGGCCCTGTCCGCTTCTGGACTGGATATGGCGAGCGCACGATTCAAACGAACGCCTACATCGGCACTGGCAACCTTATGGCTATCGGAGGTCTTGAGGAGGTTTCGGATATGTCGGCCAAGTCTGCCAGCATCGTGCTGAACGGCGTGCCGCCAGAAATAATCAGTCTGGCGTTGCAGGAGCCTTATCAAAACCGAGAGTGCCGCATTCTATTTGGCGTCATCAATAGTGCCGCCATTGTTGAAGTGTTTGCTGGCACAATGGACAAGATGGCGATCCAAGACGGCGGCGACACAGGCACAATTGAGTTGACCGTCGAGAGCAAGTGGGTTCGCTTGGATAGGCCAAATGTTCGCCGCTACACAAGCGCGAGCCAAAAATCGCGTTATGCAGCCGACACGTTCTTTGATTACGTCGCCGAATTGCAGGACAAGGAAGTCTTATGGGGTCGAACGAGCGCCTGACAAGCTATATCAAGGCCGCCAGTGATGCGCCTTTCGTCTGGGGCGAGCATGATTGCCTGACGTTCACGAATGGCGCTTACAGGGCGATGTATGGGGCGGGCTGGGCCGACGACTGGCTGGGCCGATATATGATCGACGGCAGGCCCATGCGGCGGCGTGAACTGATCTCTGAGTTTGGCTGGTCGAATATGGATGCGGCAATCGACACCAAGTTGATGCGGGCCTTGTCTCCGCCCAGAGGTGCGCTGGTCACGACCAAACACGCGCAGCGGTGGGTGACTGGTGTCGCTCTGGGCATCTGCGTCGGAACACGGGGCGTTTTCCTCGGCAAAGAAGGTGTGATATACATGCCTACAGAATACATCGAGAAAGCGTGGATCAAATGAAGACACCGTTCAATGTCCTGAGACACGTCAACCAGTGGGAGCGTGCGCCGCGTGATCCTGTTCTAATTGGGACAGCAATTATTACCAACCTTGGTGGCTCTGCCGCCCTTGCGGCTACCTCGCTTGCATTCGGCGTGACTGTTGCTGGCATTGTTGGCTACCTTGCGACAACTGCCATCACATCATGGGCATTGAGCGCACTTACGCCAAAGATCGGAGGCGCGGGTATTGGCGGCTCTAACGGGTTGCTGGTAAACTCATCAGCGGCAGCAGCACCTCACGACATCGTTTACGGAACAGTGCGCAAAGGTGGCGTTCGGACCTACGTTGAGGCGACTGGCAATGCAAACAAGTTCCTGCACATGATCCTTGTGCTTGCTGGGCATGAACTGGCTGGCATCGACGACATCTATTTGAATGATGAGATCGTTACGCTGGACGGCAGCGGCTTTGTCACCAGCGGAAACTGGGACAGCAAAATTCGCATTAGAAAACACTTGGGGAATGAAACGCTTGCGGATTCCGAACTTCTGAAAGAAAGCGCTCAAATAGATAGCGCCTTTGTCGGCAACGGTATCGCCTATCTCTACATCCGTCTGCAATACGATCAGGACGTGTTCGCGAATGGCATTCCGCTTGTCACGGCGATGGTCAGGGGCCGCAAAGTTTACGATCCGCGCAATGCGTCAACGGCATACAGCGCCAATGCGGCATTGGTTGTTCGTGATTACCTGACGGCCAGCTTTGGGCTTTATGATCCTTCCGTCGATGACGCTATGTTTGCCGCGTCAGCAAACGCAGCAGATGAACTTATCGCGCTCGCGGGCGGTGGAACCGAGAAAAGATATGAGATCAATGGCGTCGTCAGTTCAGACATGCCACCGCGTGAAATTGTGTCTCGCATGATGACGGCCTGCGGCGGCACTTTGTTCTGGGGTCAGGGCAAGTGGCAACTCCACGTTGGCTATTATTCTGCGCCTGTCAAAACATTTACACTCGACGACTTGCGCGGCCCGATCAGTTTGGACACGCGGGTCGGCGCTCGCGATAACTTCAACCGCGTTGTCGGCACATTCGCTGATAAGGAAGTCGATTATATCACAGTTGATTTCCCGCCGATTGAAAGCGCCACTTTTAAGACCGAAGACAACGACATCGAGAACACGCTTGATTTGCAGCTTCCGCTGACAACCAGCGAGAGCGCAGCGCAGCGGCTTGCCAAGTTGACACTGTTCCGCGCTCGCGAGCAAATGACGCTTTCGGCTGACTTTGGGCTTGAGGCGTTCAGCGTTCAAGTCGGAGACATCGTTGCATTTACGAATGAGCGCTACGGCTGGACTGAAAAGGAATTTGAAGTTGTCGGTTGGAGGTTCGAGACAAGCGGCGAGGGCGGCGACCTTCGTGTCAATCTGACGCTGCGTGAAACCAGCGAAGCCGCGTTTGCATGGAACGCAGAAGAAACCGAGATCATTCACAACAACACGGCGCTGCTGCCATACACCAGCGCTCCGAATGTCGGCATCAATGTCGTCGGTGACATCCAGATCAGCAACGAAAAGGTGTCAAATATCGCCATCGTGACTGTGACCAGCGCAGGGGCTTCCCAAGTCAGCTTTGTTGAGGTCGAGTATAAGCGTGCGGACGACGCAAACTATGCGAGCATCGGACAAGGGCCGCTTGGCGAATTTCGGGTTCGCGACCTTGCCGTTGGATTTTATGACTTCCGCGCTCGATCTGTAAACGCATTCGGCTATCGCGGCCCGTTCGAGTATCTCGGAGGCGTGGAGATCGACCCGTTCACAGGCGAGCCTGATGACGTAGCGGGCTTGGACAAAGAGATTAGTTCTGGAACCTTGTTTTTGTCTTGGCCCGCGTCTCTCGATCTTGATTTGAGCTATTATCGGGTCAAGCACAATTCTCAGACAATTGGTGTTACTTGGTCAAACTCATCGACCGTCATCGATAAAGTTGCCAGACCCTCAACTCAAGTTGCGCTCCCCGTTCGGTCAGGCACGTTTCTGATCCGCGCTTATGATAAAGAGGGCAACGCCAGCGTGAACTTCACGTCAGTCGAGGTCAAGCCATCAGAGCTGCCACCTTTGGGCGCGACTGTTACCCAAACCGAAGACCCGACATTTTCTGGGGCAAAGACAAACGTCATCTTCGACACTGGCGCAATCGAGATCGACGACACATCGGCGGCAGCGCCGACTGGCGAATACTTCTTCTCGGCATACATCGACACGGGTTCGGCTCGCAATGCGCGGGTCACTGGCATTCGCACGTTTGAGCGCAGATATGACAATGGCACTTTGCTCTGGGATGCAATCCCGCAAACATGGGACACTTGGGCTGGCAACTGGGACACATGGACAGATGAGAGCGCAGAATTTGGCGACGTGAGCGTTGCCGTCTATGTATCCGCAACGCCAGACAACCCAGCAGGATCGCCAACGTGGGGCGCATATGTCCTCGCCAATGGCGCTGAGGTCCAAGGTCGGGCATTCCGCTTTAAAGCAGTGCTGACAAGCACCAATAAATCGTTCACACCAGCAATCACAGCACTCAGCGTCAACGTTGAGTATTAAGAGGGGCCACCATGAGCCAACATGACTTTGACATCGACAACGCCACAGCTGCGGCAGCGCGAGTTGATATAAACTTGGCGCTAAAGGCGCTCGGCAGCTTGTCATCTGGCACGACAGCGCCCGCGACAACTTACGCCAACATGCTATGGTATGAAACTGACGCAAACTGGCTGTGGGTCCGAAACGAAGCAAACTCTGCTTGGATCAGGTTCGCGTATTTAGACCAGACCGCAAACAAGATCGCCCTCGTTAATGATACCAGCGTCGTAAATACTAGCGGCACGCAGGTCGGCCTCCTTGGCGATCAGACAACGGCAACTTGGCAAGCTGGGACTGGGACAACGCAGAGTCTTGTGTCGCCTGCTAATGTTAAGGCGGCAATTCTGGCGCTGACTTCTACCTACACTCAACCTACCGCATACGGCGGTGTCGGGACTTACGTCATGGCGGGTAGGTATGCGTCAGGGTCGCCATATACATTCATTGAAAACACGACCTACGCTGGGTCGGCGTTGAAGCCCGCAGGTGCGGCTATCGCTGTGGATACGATGAACGATGGAGCAAACTCTGTTGGTTACCCAACTGGAGGTGGATCGACATTGAGCGGACAGTGGCGTTGTATGGGGCGGGCAGTTAGAGTTTCATCAGGGACACTTGTGACCCTATTCTTGAGGATTTCATAATGAACTACCGTAACGCAAAATATATCAACAATAACGGTTGGATTGACTGCGAGATTCAGCACCCAGTTTACGGTTGGGGGCCATACACTTTGAACCCAGCCGACACTGACATGACCGTCAACAACGATGACTTGTTAGCAGCGATGGCTAAAGCTGGCGATGTCGCGGCATACGTCCCGCCGACGCAAGCCGAACTTGATGAGGCGCTTTCGGGC